ACATTCAGACAGTACCTTGCTCCATGGACACCGGCAGAAGACATTCTGAACATTATTGAATTTGATCCAAGCATGCTTGAATCAGCAATGGGAGGTGAATAAGTATGATTCCTGAAATTATTCATAGTTTTAATGCATATAAAAACGGCAAAAAACTGATCGGTATTACCGGAGATGTTACACTGCCAAACTTTGACGCGATGACCGCAACGATCAGCGGGGCTGGCATACTTGGAGAATATAACTCAGCAGTTATTGGACAGTTTTCGAGCATGTCAATGGATATACCATTCAGAGTAGTCAACGAAGATGCAGTTTCAGCGCTTAATGTTTCGGAAGCCCTTGACATTACGCTTCGTGGATCTGAGCAGGTATTAAACGAGGGAACAGGAAAGCTAAGCTACAGCGGTATCAGAGTGGTGACAAGAGGAAGATCGACAGCATTCAAGCCGGGTAAAATGAAGAATGGTGAAATGATGGATGCTGCTGTTACATGCGAAGTGACATACATCATGATTGAGATTGATAAGAAGCAGGTAATCGAACTTGATAAGCTCAATTATGTATATAAGGTCAATGGAGTTGACCTTCTGGAGAAAGTGAGGAGCCAGTGCTAATGGAAAAAACACAGAATGCGATCGTTGAAACGGATGAGGAAAATGTTAATGACGAAATAAGCAAGCTTGTGAAGTTCAACAAACCATACAAGTTTGAAGACGAAACGTATAATTCAATTGATTTATCCGGGCTTGACGACCTAACGACCACAGATCTTATTGCAGCAGAAAGAAAGTATGACAAATCAGGTACATATGATATTCTGCCAGAGATGACGCTTTCGTATGCAATGTGTATTGCTTCAAGAGCTACAAATCTGCCGATTGAATTCTTTTACGGTCTGCCGCCAAAAGAGGGTCTTAAGATCAAAGCTAGAATAAGACATTTTTTCTTCGTTCAGGACTAAGTCCTGGTGATAGTAAGGCTTTTAAAAAACTGACTATAAGATTATCCATGATCACAAAGACAGGTCTCGATTATTTTCAGGACCTGTCTGTTTTTGAATTGATGGAAATGGCAAAGGAGGTAACCGAAGTTGGCAAAGAGCGGCAAAGAATACGCGCTGGCAATAAGAATAGCAGGTGAGATTGATAAGTCGTTACTGAGTAGTACCGGTCTGACAAAAAAAGAGTTATCAGCTATCGCTCGACAGGCAGCTTATTCCGCAAACAGTATGGGAGCTTCCTTTGATGCAGGTTTTGCACTTACTGAAAAAGGTTTTTCAAATATCGAAAAAGCAGCTAAAGAATCATTTAAAATCGTTGAAAAAACAGCCGGTGCGGCAGTGGTTGCAATTGCAGCTACTGCGACCGCTGCAACGAAAGCTGGAATATCGTATGAATCGGCATTTGCAGGTGTAAAAAAGACAACAGAGGCAACGGCAGGAGAGTATGCATCATTAAGTAATGAAATTCTTGGCATGACCAGAGATATACCTGCGACAGCGAATGAAATAGCAGAAGTTGCTGAGGCAGCTGGACAGCTCGGTATACAAAAAGAAAATTTACTGGATTTTACCGATGTAATGATAGATCTTGGTGAATCAACGAATCTTACGGCAACAGAAGGCGCAAGTGACCTTGCAAAATTTGCAAATATTACGCAAATGGCAGCAGACAAATACAGTAATCTTGGTTCGGTAATAGTTGAGCTTGGAAATAATTTTGCAACAACAGAATCGGACATAGTAAGTATGGCAATGAATATTGCATCCACCGGAGAGTTAACTGATTTAACCGAAGCACAGATCATGGGTATATCTGCTGCTTTGTCAAGTGTTGGTCTCGAAGCAGATGCAGGCGGTACGGCTATGAGCAAGCTCCTAAAAAAGATTCAGGTAGCAGTTGAGACCGGAAGCTCAGATCTAAATGATTATGCAAAGGTTGCAGGCATGACTACGGATCAATTCAAAAAGTCATTTCAGGATGACGCAGTAGTGGCATTATCGTCTTTTATTGATGGATTAAAAGATACTGAGAAAAACGGGAAATCAGCAACAGTTATTCTCGAAGACATGGGGCTTACAGAGGTTAGGCTTTCAAATACAATTCTGAGCCTTGCTAACTCAAGCGGGTTAATGTCGAAAGCAGTTGATATGGCAAACGATGCATGGGAAGATAATACAGCATTGTCAGAAGAAGCCGCTAAAAGATATGAGACCATGGAGAGCAAAATACAAATATTCAAGAATGGACTGACATCAACAGGAATCAAACTATATGAAGAATATAGTGAACCACTTGGAGATGCTATTGATGCAGGGTCAGAGTTTGTAAATCAAATGCAGGATGAATTATTACCAACCCTAATTGAAGATTTTAAAAACGAACTTCCTACAATAATTCGCGAGGTCAAAAGCTTTGGAAAAGGGTTTATGGAGTTTGCGGATCCTGTTATAGATGTTGGCGAATGGATGGTCGCCCATCCGGATGTAATAAAATCTTTTCTCGTTGGTATTGGATCAGCTCTGGCGGCATATAAAGTGGAGCAAGGAATTGCTACATTAACGAAATCATTTATCGGACTTGGAGCTGTATTGACAAACCCATACGCATTAGCGATTACCGGTGTAGCGCTGGCCATTGGTGGTACAGCTGGTATTGCATCTTATGTGGCAAAAGCTGAAAAGGAATTAAAAGATAAAAACCTTGCAGAGCATTTTGGAGATATTGCGCTATCCCTGGATGACATTCAAACTGTAGTATCAAGAATGCTAAGAACGGATGACCTGGGTAAGTTGTCAGAAGCCATGTCAGCTATAGATGATCTTGACGGTTTTTCTGAATCAATTGATTCATCGCTAAAAGAACTCAATAAATACAACTGGAAAGTTGGAATAGGACTTGAACTTGATGAAGACGAGCAATCTGCATATAAGTCGTACATTGAAGACTTTATAAGTAATTCGGAGGATCTGATTTTACAAAACCAGTATGCTGTTAGCCTGGCACTTGAATTATATACTGGTGATGGTAGTACCTCGGATAAAATAAAGGAACAAGTCAACCAGTTTTATCAGGACACATATAATGAGGTTTCTGATCTTGGAACAAAGCTGCAGGAAGCTACGAATGCAGCGTTTGAAGACGGACTACTTGATGTGGATGAAGCAAAAATCATTTCGGATTATACGAGTCAAATTTCTTCTATCACTGAAAAAATAGCGAACGCGGAATTTCAGGCAGGCCTTGATGCTATACAGGCTCGTTACTCAGGTTCTGAACTTACTCCAGATGCTTATAAAAACATGATGGCGGAGTTTGATGAGCAGATAGAAGCAAGTAAAGCAGATTACCTGGAAAGCTATAAGTACACAATGTCAAATTACAGGATGATGCTTAACGATGGAAGTATAACTCAGGCTGAATTTGATAGTTACAAGGATATGGCTGATAACAATTTTAATAGCCAGATTGCAGGACTCGAAAATACAGCGAATGAATTTGCATACAATACGATTATTGACACATATGGCGATGTAATTGATGGTTTTTCTTCTTTCATAGAACATAGCGCAGGTGATTCTATAGCTGAACAAATATCAAAGATTTCAAAACTGGAAAACGATGGAGATGCAGCAGTTATTGAGCAAGTAGTTAACCTGCTTAATGGCAGCGGAGTCGTAACAGATATCGCTGCACCGCTTCAATGGGATGCAATCAGAGGAATATTTGAAACATATTCCGGAGCAGATCAAGCCACAAAGGATGCATTAGGAGATCTGTTTAGCACTATGCAACCATATATTGAAAGCTTAGTAGAACAGCAAAACGCTTATGTCTCAGAAGGTGAAGAAATACCGGATTGGCTTTCAGAAAAGTTAGAATATGCCTATCTAATTGGTTCGCTTGCAGGAGATGATAATTCGATATGGCACCTTCTTGGCAGCTATATTTCAGAAGATAATGAACTTTCTGATCTTTACGATAAAATAATAAGCCAAGGCATTGCCGCACCACCAGAATTAACAAAAGCATTCGATCAAAGCCAAGCGACTGATAATGAAGAAAGTATTTATAAGCTTAGTGGATTGTTTGGGCTATCAAGCAGTGATTTTACTACTTCCGGGTTTCTTAGCAGTATGACACCGGAAATAATCATGGGAAATGTTGCGAATTCAACCGATAATGTAAACACTGTTCTTGACGACTTGTCTAACAGCCAAACAGGAGGCAGCACTATCACATATAGTCCGAGTTACACTTTTAACGGGGATGCTCCAACAAAAGATGATCTTGTAAATGCATCTCGGATATCTCAGGAAGAATTTAACGATATGATGGAGCAATACGAACATGATAATTTTAGATTTTTACTAAGAAAATAGGAGAAGAGCATGGCAGGAACATATCAGACAAAACAGGGTGACACTTGGGATAAAATAGCGTATGCAGTCTATGGAAAAGAAATTCATGCTGATTATCTTATGAAAAATAACTTTGAAAATCTTGACACCTTCGTTTTCTCGGCAGGTGTAACACTGCAGACACCGGATCTTCCGGAAGAAAACGACGATGAACTTCCTGCATGGAGGACGTGATATGGCAGAACCAAGAAAATCAAGTGTAGATGTTTCTTATAATGGCTTAAATATTTCTACGACATTAGAAAGCTATTTAAAGAGTTTTAGCTATACGGATCCAGCATCAGGTGAGAGCGATTCGATTTCGATCAAGGTACATGATAAAGAAAAGAAATGGATCAATAACTGGTTGCCGTCAAAAGGTGACCAGTTATCAGCATCCATCATCACAGAGAACTGGAACAAGGATGGAGAAATCAGAAAGTTTGATTGTGGATCATTTACCATTGATGAACTTGGAGCTGCAGGAAGACCGATGGAAGCAACAATCGGAGCGGTGTCGGTTCCGGTTAGTGAAGGATTTTCTGTTACCGAGAAAACAACAACATGGGAAGAGGTAACCATTGAAACAATAGCCAGCGATATAGCAGTACGAGCCGGAATTTCATTGTACTATGAAGCTTCAACAATAAAAATAAGTTCGATTGAGCAGTCAAATGAAAATGACTGTTCTTTTTTATATAAACTCTGCTCAAAATATGGTCTGGCCATGAAGGTATATAAGTCAAGGATTATTATCTTTGAGGAATCTGTGTATGAAAAGAAATCAGCCGTTGTAACTATTGATGAAGCAGACATGAAATCGTGGAACTATTCCGATTCAATGGTTGGAACATACACTGGTGTAAATATCACATATACGGATCCATATTCAGGTGACGATATCAGCGTTGTGCTTGGAAGCGGAAATCGGATATATAACAGTAATACAATGGTTGATAATTATGAGGAAGCGGAGCTGATCGGGACGGCTGCAGTCAACAATGCTAATAAGTCAGCGGTATCTATGAAAATTGTAATTGCGGCCAACAAGGCGATTTCATCAAGTACTAATGTGAATATTACCGGACTGGGTAAATTGAATGGTAAATATGCAGTCGATAAGGTAACCCATAATTTAAGTAATGGCTATACAATGACGCTGCAGATCAGAAAGATTCAAAGCAGATTATCAGCAAATGCAATGACTCAGTCAAGTGTTCAGAAATA